CACTCTGGAAGAGCGAACGAGCAGCACAGAGTCTACTAAATCACTTAATTTGTCCTGGATAACCAATCGCACATTATATGCCTTTGAAAGCTCGTAGAATGCTCCGCAATCAATTTGACGGTTAATGCGTTCTGTACTTTCATTCGTGAGATTTACGGCATCAATCCATCGATTAACTTTCTTAGCTGAGTATTGGATTTTTAGTGTGTATGGATTTCTATTGATTCCATCAATCACTAATGGGCTTACATTAGCAGCCACAGTCGCAATAATAGTCTTGTTAGTTCCGTTTCCTGTTCGATTAGCTAAGAAGGCGATAATTTTAGGTGCATAGTAATCCCACACTTTAATTGTCTTAGATTTAGTAGCAGTTCTTCCGCGTGAATCAGTAACTTTAGCCGTAACTTCTAAATTACCAACTTTATTAGCAGGAAAATCTCCTGTTGCAGCTCTTACTACTAAATTATCTACTGTTAACTCAGTCGATACGATAGTTGAACCGTGAGAGCCTGCTGCATTATTTGCTTCAACTCTAATGACGGATTTGTCTTTCACAAAATTTTCAATAGGAATGAATTCTGCTAATTGTGCTGTTCTTTCAGTAATCGTTACATCCTCAAGTGTCGGAACGATGGAAGCAGGAACTTTAATCGGAATTCCTCGCTTATATACATCATTTCCAATCTTGTCACCGCCTCTGAATGTACGTACACACACATCTAGCAGTCCAGTATCGCTGTTAGCTATACGTGCTGCATAATCTATTGGAACGGTTAGCTGCACGCTTGTATCGTGTCCAGTTCCCAAATCAATCCAGCCACTGTCATTCACTTGCCACCAAATTTGGTGTCTAAATTCATTGACTTTCTTATTAATTTCGATAGTAACTGGTTGTTCTAGTTCAGTTGCCACAACTGAGCCGATAGCACTGGCGCGTGGGATATTAGTTAATCCAAGCGTCCCACTGAACCAGTTAATATTTCCCTGGTCTGCAACATTCAGAATCCTTGCCCAGAATGTTATCGTTTTGCTTCCATCTTCATTGTGAGGAATTGTAATAGTTCCACTTCCGAGTAGCACTCTATTTGTATTCCTTAAATCGAAGCTGACATACTTATTAACTACTGTCTGACCGTTAATAGTAGCTTCTGCCCAGGTCTCGTTGTTTAAGTCGTATACCCACGTACTGCCACGTTCTAACCACAGATTATATTTAACTGGGGAGTCATTATTTTCGATGCTGTAACCAGTTTCTGTAACTTCCATTGCAAGTTTTGCATATCCGCTACTTGTATATTTTTCAATTCTAGCCATTTACAGCACCTCCCACGTAAGATATTGTTGTAAACTCGTTATCAAAACGTTCGAATATATGATTGGCAATCGTGACATTATTCCAAAATGTCGCGCTGACGATGTTCATTTGTTGGCCGGAGACATACGCTACTACTCGTCCACTATCAATGAATTCCATACGCTCGTTAGTGTATCGAGTTTGCAGTTTTTCACCAGATCTTCCAATAAGCAATCCATCTTCAGAGACGTTGAAATATGTCGATATAGCATTAAGAAGAACGCTTGACTGCTCCATATTAAGCTCTACAGCTTTCGTTCTTTGACCTAGTCCTTTAATCTCTTCCGCAGTCTCTTGAATTCTTCTATAAGACTCTTCTAAATTACTGAATCGTCCAGTCAAATCTCTGAATGTATCTTCTGTGACTTGAGATTTGTTGACGATTTCCATCACTTGTGCAAATTGATCAGCATGCTCTCTGTTACGCTCTTCAAATTCCTTCTGTAGTCGTTCCAGTTCTTTGTCATCTTTCTTTAATACAGGTTCCCATTTACCATTCGTGTAAATCTTAGGAACATCCTTGCCAGGTGTGCTCGTGTCAGTCCACAAATCACCAACACTAGGATTAGATGGAGGAGTTGGTCCGATAGACTTATTAACGATGAAGTCTTTAATGACAATCGAGCTGCTTGCAGCAACTTGATTTCCTTCGATTGCCTCACAGATAAATGTGGCTTCTCTATCAACATCATTGACAGTAATTGGTAATTCATTGCTGCCATTTGAATGTTGCTCATTCCATGCTACATCGTCTGCTCCATACTTGCTTTTGCGTTTCCAACGATATGTGAAACGATTATTCATTGGAATGTCCATCTTGCTAACACTTGCAATTAATTTAGTAGAGATATTACTATTCTGGAACACAATGCCCTCAGTAGACTGAATGTTCATCACGAATGGCACTTCTGTAAAGTCGAATAATCGTTCTTTAACTAACGTACTCAATCGTTGCACTTTTTCAGAGATTGTGTCTGGATTTTCAACTATATTAGTAATAGTTATTTTTCCATTGTTTCTATTGGATAATTGAATTCTTAACTTGGACACTCTAGCCTCTAAGTGTAATGCTGGTTGATATTCGTTATCGACGATAGTAACACTATCCCCAATGTTCAACTCTTCTGGTAAGTAATCAATATCAATATCATAAGTAACCTCTGGATAAGCTCGTTTCTTTAATTGATTTAGTGTTTCATTAAATAAGGCTTGTTGAGTTTTAGCGGTGCTCTCATAAGTAGCTGTAATGTATCCAGCGTCTCTTGCTGCACTAGGATGTCTTGTCCAACGCTCCCCTTCTTGAAGATCGTGCAATGTATCTTCACTAACCCAGTAACGGCCATCGTTGTATTTAAAACCTACTAGAGATACTCCATCGCCATATCCTCGCAATGCAGTAGCTAGATTCTCAATACTTTCTTTCTTAGTAATCTTACTGATGTTAGTTCCATACTCTAATCTAACTTTATTATCCTTACCGATTCTTTTATAGAAATTCACTAATTTACGATGGATTTTTCCATGCACAAACTCATAGCTGTAATCCATTTCTGCATCAAATGCTTTAGCAAGTCGTCTTAATCGTTTGGTCGCAGTCTCAAATCCTTCAGTTTTAATTGTACGTTTGTTTGTAGCTGGGATTTCATTAGTACCAATTTCCCAACCTGAATCATAAGTTGAAGCCTCAAAATATTCTGTAATAGTTTTAGGCTTATCATCGATTAACGGCCATACGGTTTCTCCAAGTAAGTCCATTCCAGCATCTTCACAATAGAATGTCTTGCTGTTGCTGTCCTGCTCGATTGATACAATCTCAAATCCTCGAATTTTCTTGCCATCAGATACAAAAAGATAGCATCCAATAACGATTTTCTCTAAATCTGGATTGCCATCTTTGTCGATTGTAAATTCATAAGTTCCAATTCCGGTATCGATATCCTTTTCGAACCAATCATCATAAGCTATCAGTCCGCCAGATAAGTCAAAACTTACCTGGCACAAAGTAGCGTATTTTCTAGTTGTAATTGTTATCATATCCATCGCTCCTTAAACGTAGCTTCTACGACTGGAATCTTATTTTCATCACCAAGAATGGCAACTTCTGTAAATCCAGGTTGGATAGAGAACACTTGACTTGCTGCATTGATGTACTTACGTTCACCATTGATAGTAAGCTTGTTCTCAGCACTGTCAAACACTACTACATCATTAGTATTGATTACTGTTGGTCCATTCTCATAACCATACTGAACCACTTTTCCGTTAGGATGCGTGAAAGATATCATCTTGTATGTTTTTTCTGCAGTAAACTTGTAAAGAGGGTAAACATTAGTCGTACCTTCATTGTTAAAAATAAGCTTATTTGATTCTCTCCTTGCAGTTTTCTCGGTTTTTGAAATTGCAAAAGGATTGTAGCAATGTATTTCAAATGCACCTTGAGCATATCTGAATGTGATTAAATTAAAATCACTAGTTCCGGATACGACACCCTCATAATAGACATCAGGTTGGTATCCAAACTCAAATTTGCTAATACCAGGTACTAGCAACGCTCTTTGAATCGCGGTTTTACTTTTTTCGATACGATCACCAAGAATTGTGAATTGAACCTTTATAATTCTTTTACCGAATCTACGACGAACGAATCGTTCTCCATCAACTAGAGCGTACTTTCGAGAGGTAGCACTCATTTCTGGAGTAAATCCAAAATCAATGTTGTTGATGATCATTAAGCTTCCAAGCTCTTGCCCATTCACTTTTAAACTAAACATTAGCGCTCTCCTCTCTTTCTACGTTCTCGTCTATCTAATCTGTTTTGCTCGTCTGTAATGTATGGAGTGATTTGTTTTCCAACAACTTTTCCATCTAATTCAACTGTCGTATGCAATTCTATTTTTTGATTTGAATCTTCTGAATCATAGCGATAGTTATCTGGATTCCATGAACTCATTTGAGAAGCTTGCTGTCTTGTTAGCTCAACTCCTCCAACTGTAGCCACGTTACCGTTGAAATCTAGTTCGCTGTAGAACTCGTTATTCAAGTACTTATCAACGATGTCATTAACCTCTTCTGCAATTCCTTTAACTGTATCTTGGACATCGCTGAATCCGTCTTTTAACCCTGAACCAAACCCGTCCATGATAGCATTACCGGCTGGAATTAATAATTTTCTGTCGTACTCGATTGGACCTTTGTGGTCTCGAATCCAGTTAGCGATTCCTCCAACGAAATCTGTGACAGCGTTCCAGGCAGATTTTAACCCACCAAGGAAACCATCCATGATAGCTTGTCCAGCTCCTGCTAAGTCGA